GGTTTTGGGAGATGATCATGTCTTAGCTGTAAATAGAGAACGTATTGAGTTTAATCCGTTGATGATTAGGGGCCAAATGGCGAAGTTGGGTCAGGTTTATACGGCAGCTGAGAAAGGAGCGGAAATCACTGATAAGTATAAGAAATTTGGAGAAATAACCTTTTTGGGAGCACATCCAAGGTTATTGAATGGACGATGGACAGGAGCGCTTAAGAAAGAGACCCTGTGGCGAACGATACAGTTCACGCGTGATCGTAACCTGTCATTTTATCAGGTTTTGACTCAGATGACAGAATGTGCTAGTCAGTGGAATGAAGAATTTTATGGTGAATTTATTGACACGATAAATGAAGCATTGATTAGTGTTGGACAGGCTACGATAGATAAATTGAGTTATGGTGAATTATCTAGGGTGGTAGCCAATCGTCGAGCGACAACGGGATATTGTTATTCTGGTTGGGAAGCACAGGGACCAGGAAAGAAGGGTATGGGAATAACACATATACCTGATACTGGAGAATTACCAACGGTTGGAACAAGTGATACTAGAATGGCTGGAGTGGCAGATAAGGCTATTGAGGAGGAACAGTATGGACTAGAGACTGGATTAGAATCATCAATATTGAGAGCACAAATCAATTGGCCAACCACTGCAGCTGTTAGTGATGTTTTGTTTAAGTTCCAAGTGCCTTTCGAGTTGCTGGCAATGGAGAATCCAAATAATGTGCAGAACATGGCTTTTCAACGTATGATATTTTTTAATAGCGATGTAGAACTTACTTTTCAGATTAATGGTAATCCGTTTTGTCAGGGTTTGGCAGTGGCTGCATTTATACCTTTGGTGGATAATGGTGAGAATGTGCAATTAGATAATTATACCATGAACTCGCACATTCTGCTTTCACCAAATGATAATACTTTGGCCACATTGCATATTCCATATACGTTTTTTCGGTCAGTTTGTAATACCTTTGCCGGGGGATTGAATCAGGAATCATATGGGAAGGTTGAGATTGCTGTGTTGTCGAGATTGGTGAACTCCTCGACGATTCCTGTCACTATAACAATGTTCTCAGCTTTTAAGAATGCTAGATTCACGATTCCAAGACCAATTACAGTGGGTCGTGACTTGACAAATATGCATTTTATATTGAATGGTGAAAATTCGTTTCCTGTTTTGGAATTTGTTGAGCCCGAGATTGAAGGTCCGATGGAGGCTCAGGGACAGGGACAGTCGACCGGAAATACCACTGTTAATCAATATAATTATCATTCAACTGTTGGTGATATACCAATAGAAGAGACTAATGAAAATAAACCAACCCAGTCTCAGAAGTTTGATACGAAAGTGGATGCATCAATACCTATGGATAATCCGCCCTTATCATCGGGGTCGATACCAATGCACCTGGCATTTCCAGGCTTATCAAGATCAAATGGTTTGGAACCTACGGTTTCGATGCAGCTTCACCCACAAATGTTATTTAGAGAAGGTGGAAACCTATTTGATGGTAGTGATTCAAAATTAGAGAGTCTTTGTGGAAGGAAGGGGTTTTTACCTGATCATGCGACGCCGTGGACTGGTGAGAATGACTTGGCTACGACTTTAATAGATATACCATTAAATTCAATATTGCATAACTATGGAAATGTGAATGGATCGAAGGGATTGCCGGCAAATGTGGCGTTGTTAAATATGTTTGAATTTTGGAGGTGTGATTTTGTGTTTGAATTTGTAGTAGTGAAGACGCGATTTCACTCGGGAAAGCTGTTGGCCACCATTGCGTATGGTGCTCCAAATTTGGCTAGTGCTGATCGAAACATATACATCAATCAGGTTCTTGATTTTTCAACTGACAACGCAGTGGCAACAATTAGGGTTAATTACAACGCCGGTACTGAATTTTTGAGGACCTTTCATGGAACTAATGTTAGGGATTTAATACAAAATGGTTCACTTGGTAGATTACGATTGACTGTGTTGAATCGTTTGCAGGCAAATAACTCAGTAGTTAGTCCATCAGTTGAGATTTTGCCCTTTGTTCATTTGGAAAATGTTAGAGTGGTTGAGAGTGCATCATATCCAGGAGTGAATTTTGGTGAGTTCCCCTATTTTACATCAATAAATCAGTATTCAACGGCGATGGAAGCTCAGGGTCCAGGACTTGAAAGCGTCGTGGAAGTTGAGGACACTAATATGGATGAGCCAGTTTCTGAGCCGGTTCCAATGACTCATTCTGAGACTCCCCTGGTTAAGAGTAGGATGTGTAGATTGGATGTTGGTCGAAAGTTTGAATACGTTGTCACCGATGTGCATGAATTGGTGAGGCGCCATAGAATGATAGAGAGTTTGTCATTTGATACAATTGATAGTGATCCGGTTTCAGATGCAAATGGAATTAAACAGGTTTTTCATCTCAATGTTGCACCACGTAATATGTTTAATGGTATTTTCGCGGCTTGGGCAGGCACCATGAAGTATAGAATTTATGTTCC